AGGAACAAGCACCTTTGCGTCAGGCCATACCTTGAACAACTGGTCGAGGTGGCCAATCCAAGAACGGCACTTGTCAACCACTACTGGTCGGTCAGTGATGGTGTTAAAAGCGTTTTCGCACCCAGCCTTGACGTAGTCCAGATACATAGGCTCCAGAACATTCTTCTGGTCCACTGCCTTCGCTTCTTCGGTTTGGAATACTTGTCTCGCTATATAGCCGATTTCATGCAATGCGCTCGTAGGCGTAGCGTGAACCCTTGGGTTCTGCGCAAGGAGATTGCAGAGCAGCGTCGAGCAAGCTCTAGGGAGTCCAGATACGAAGTGTAGCTTTTTGCTCATCTATAGGTCATAGACAACGGTCAGACCGCCGTATGTCGTCCCGTAGCCTGTTGCTCCAACGGGGACATGAATTTCCGTAGCTGCAGCGGAGTAAAACGCAAGTGAACCCAGTGATGGGGCAGTCGTTGCTAGGCAATGGATGGTCGCCAAGGAAGAGCAACTGCTGAACCCGTAATTGCCAATTGCCGTTACTCCTGAACCAATGGTGACGTCGGTCAGGGAACTGCAGTAGCTGAAAGCATAACTGCCAATCGAAGTCACGCCGTTTCCTATGGTGACGCTAGTCAAATAAGTGCAGTAGTCGAAAGCAGCACTCCCGATGGAAGTAACGGAGTCTGGAATAGTTACATCACGTTGCGTATTGCTGGTATTGAACCCATATCTAAAAGCGTAGCTGCCAATAGATGTCACGTTTGACCCGATGCTAACCTCCTTTACGTCGATATACTGCATCCCGTCGCTGCTCGTAATCGTAGTGAAGTCCTCTATTTGCAGCTTGTTATTAATCCCACCTGTTCCTCCGCTGTCGGTCATAAAAACCGTGTAAGGAGAATTTACCGCACCCCTGATGCCAACGGTATCGCTGGATCTAAGCAAGGTATCAACGGAGGAAGATACTGTAATATTAGCCATTATATTTTAGGGTTGAAGATAGAAAGATGATCCGTCGGGTTGCAAGTATAAGGACGTACCGTCGGGCTGAAAATACAACAGGTCAGATGAGCCTAGGCCCTCAACAAATGTTGGACGACCCAACGCAATATTTAGAGAAAGATGCATTCTGTTCCTACTTTAGACCTAACTTAAAATTCAGTGACAGTGTGTTCATATTTAAACATTGTGTAGTGCTACAAGACCGCTAGTAATAGTAAGTTCGGTAAACACACCATAAAGAACAGTTCCTGCGCTCAGCGTTGTTTGCAACTTAGTGACGCCAACAGCGGTCGTGCTGGCAATACTGCTGATGGTGCAGTCTTTTAGGACTTGAATAGCTCCAAAGCGACCAGCAACTGAGCCAGACGAACTATCAACAATAACCGAACCTACAGATTCAGGATTTACGGTGTTATAGGAGGGTGAAGGGTACGAAGTGCTCATACATTGTCATATATCTAACTAAGAAAATAGTGTCAAGTTTTACTGGGTTTTTAATCGTATCGGCCCTGCCTTTCTGCCTGCACAGCCCGATCAACTAGGTCATTTTGTACATTCTGGACAGTTTCTCCCATTACAAAGCCAATAGCTTTCTGGAGGACAGGACCGATTATTGGGTATTGCTGCCCTGTAAGCGGTTTAAGACCACCAGCCACGTCACCAGAAACAACATCTACAGCCGTTTCAGCGATGGGTGATAAGGTAGAAGTAGGACCGAATTGGGCTGCATTCAGACCAAGCTCAGCGACACCAAGAACCCCCGATTGGCGTAAAATACGGCTAAAATCGAAGAAAGTCATATTTAGCGGATTGATCGGTTCTTTGGCTCTCGACAAGTCTTTCAGGACTGTCGACATATATGCAAAAGCCAAAGCAGTTCCGACATATGTAATCAGGTGAGCCATCTTGTAAGCGTTGTGCTTGCCCTCGCCACTGTAGCCGTGAAGGAATCGACGATAGACAACACGAGACATAGCCAGCATAAAACTACTATATTGCAGAGCTACACGAGCTGTTTCCCCCGTAATTGTACCAGCCTCCAATCCCAGACGAGAAATTGCCATAGCTCCAGCATCTGGTTCAATGACAGCCTCCTTCATGTAGGTCATATAAAACCCACTGAGTTTTCTCTGCAGCGGTGCGTTTTTAATATTAGACGAACCCAGCCTGTATTTACCATCTGGTGTCTTTACTACATACTTGGCTAGAGCAGAAATCTCTTTTTCCGTAAATCCAAACTCAAGCATCCTGCTTTTTAGGACAGGATTAATATCTCCTGTCCTAAGTTGATGCCCTATACTGTTTGTTATCAAGTCCAAAAACACCTGCTGGTGTGTGGCTGTGATACGATTAAGGCCGTTTAGCTCAAACATAAGCTGATTGGCCGCACCCAAAAGACCACCTGCGTATGACTCGCCCGTTACAACTCGCTGCGCCGTTTGACGGGTAATGATGTCAAATCCAGCTCCTTGTGATCGGAACCACGCGGCTTTTTGCTTATTGTTTCCACGAAACTGAGCGTCTGCTGCTTGTCGGTAAGATGCAACGAAGTCTTTAAATGTCACATCGTTACCTAAATATTGCAAGGTAGTGAGCATTAGAGGAATATCAGACAAAGCTGATATCCCCGAACCTGCTAAAAACAGAACATTGGAGAACTGTCGAACCTTTTGGAAATTATTAGCTATATCAACATCTACTGGGTTGTCTAACATCCCAGTGACCTGTTTTGCTGTAGCGTCCAAAATGTCGAAACCCTTGACCTTAGCCAGACCTGCGTTGCGAGCAACACCCATAACCATGCCATATGGATCGTGTCCTAGATTTTTAACCGATGCGATTTTTTCAGATCGGTTGCGAATCTGCTCAAGGAGCAATCGACCTAAATTCTCAAAGTTGCTAAGCTTAATCATCGCTTCGTTGCGATGTTCTGGTTTAAATGCGATCTTAGCGGCCTTTCGCATAGACCCGATAATAGACTTGGCTGCTGCGGTGTCCTCCTCTTCAAACCTGCCTGATACGATTTCACCGTAGAACCTACTGAGAAACTCTTTGATTTCAAAAGTATCAAAGGTTCTGGCTTCCTGCTTACCAGACTTAGCTTTTCGTGTTTCCACTGGGAGTGTCGTAGTGCGTCTACCCTCCATGACACCTCCGTGCAGTCGTTCAGTCGTCTCAGCGTCCACAACACCAAGCATAAAAGATACAAACTCTTTTTCCGACATAGCAGAAACCACCTGTCTGTCGTAACGCATACTATAACCAGTAAAGCCCTTACGCTGGCGCATATTGACACCGAGATGGTTGATCTCAGCCATCTGGCCGAGATTAATTGTTTTGATGATATCTACAAGACCTTGGAACTCTTCTACATCCTTCCACTTCAAAGGAATCGCACCGCTGGAAATAGAATCCATAAGATCAAGGTGCAGTTGAAGTGATCCTTCTTTGAGATTCTCTCCGTAGATTCGGGCTACTTCGGGGTTTTTAGCAACAAGCTCCCTGTATGACGACATGTAGTGCGTCGGATCTTCTCCTAAAAAAACCTCTAATAGATCGTTGTTCACCAGATACTCAATCAGGGGAGACTGGTCTTTTATTATCTGAGCATCAACCGCTCTTTGAATAGATGTATTGCGCTGCACTCCTTCACGCAAGCTACCGTCGAGCATGGTCTTTAGCTGATCCATTTTCTCTTTGGGAGTTTTTTTGGCATCTACAGCAGCTTTTAGGTTCCGAGCAACGGTGGCGTTGTGTACATTACGAAGAATCATTGCCAAATTTTCTTCGTGAAAATAACGGTTAACCTTGCCAAGTTTTTCAGTCATGGACAGGTCTTCATCTTTTAATATAAACCCAATACGCTGAACAAGGTCCAAGGGGGCCTTCTTGTCTTTTAGGTTTTTAAGAAGCGCGCCAATTACATCTTCAGTCGGATCACCTTTTCGTATGACCTTCATGATAGCAATACGTCGCTTCTGGGAGCCTATCTGATTGACAAGACTGTCTTTGACATACGGTGTTATGTGGCCCAAGCCCATCTTGTCTAGTTTAACAACGGTGGTTGCAATGTATTCGTTCAGATCCGCTGCTGTTTCGGGTAACTGATTGGGGAGAAGCTCAGGCATTGCCTGCTCATCCCCAAGCATAGACTCAATTGTATCCTCTAGGTACTTAACTGGGTCTGCTGAATACTTCCGCATCTCTTCTGCACGAGACTTAAAGTTGGGGTTGTCGTAAGCAGTCTTTTTTGATATATTCAACGATCTGTTTCTCCAACCACCAAGTTGATCCTTTATTTTCTTAATTCTTTTAATCTGATCTACATTTTCTCTTAGCGTAGCAATAACCTTAGCAACCCGTTTAGCAACGCTTTCTGGTTTTCTAAGACTAAGTAGGCTTTCAAAACCATCGACCTTAAGAACAGATGCTGCGTAAGAAAGAAGGTTATTAACCATCAACTTATATTTACCTGCCAAGGTTGAGTCTGTTTTGTTAAGTTGGATCCAAAACTCTGGCTGGGCTAAGGCAAACTCCAGTAAGTGACTGCCCGCCTCCTCAGTAAATGCGTCTTTTTCTTTATACCAAGGGTGTGAGTAGTATCCTCTTTTTTCAAGAATCTCGTCTAAGGCTTTCTTTATTTTTCGGCTTTTAGCAATATCCAAAAGTTTGTTGTACGCATTTGGGTCAAGCTCCTGTACAATGTGCCACGACTCATGGAACATCGCACTTAGAACTCGCGTAAACAACAACTCAGAAGCGGGGATTTTTGCATCTGGTATGTGTTGAGATGTGTGCTCACTAAGATAGAAAAGAGTGTGCGGTTGGCTAATGTAATTTCTTAACTCATTGTCCACTACCCAAGCAATAGCATTATACTCATCAACAAACTCTTTCCTTCTAATTGTCGCTGGAATGATTTTTTCTCCGAAGAAGACATCATTCACCATACTATTAGCATCTTCGACGATTCGGGCGTATGTTTCCCCAATTACGTTATCTACAGCCCCAATAGCAGAATCAACCTTTGGCTTTAACTCCTCCGCTTGTTTTTTAAGAAGCGCAGCATGTTCAAGTGCTTCTTGCTTGGTGCTGTAACCGTCAAGACGATGAGCATCTTCAGCTTTTTTTAGAAGTTGAAAGTAGCGTTGTTCCAGCTTTTGTGCTTTATAGGATGCCTCTATTAGTGATTGATTCGCCGAGGACTCTGCGTTGGTAACAACGCCATAATCTTCAGTAAGAGTGTATTCTGGGTGCAGCTGAGCTGATCCACCGTTTTGATCAACAGCATCCCCTCGTTTGCGGATTTGGATTCCGTTTTCGGTTATGAACTCAACATCGACGTCTGTAAGATTCTGCACCTTACCAAAAAGAACGGCGTCTCCGACTCTCTTAACTCTGGCTTCGTATTCCTTACGAGCCTTAAAAATACCGACCTCCCCAGAGTTAACTTGGGCTAAGAAGTCATCTGCCATCTTAGAGGCCATAGTTGTCATCTTAAGGTTCGTCTCATGTGCCTTAAGAACACTCGCTACCAGAAACGTATCTTCTAGTGTCATCTCATCAGCAACAACTCGACCTTCTGCTACGTCAGACAATCTTTTGTTTTCTCTAATAACTCTAGCAATAGCTTTGTCGCCAGAAGCATACACGGACTCAAGTGCCTGTGGCATCGTATAGTCTCCTGTCATCATACTATTGTATGCGTCATAGTCGGCTTTGGCTTTCCTAACCTTTGCTGCACTTCGGTAGGCCAATGTACCTGTTCCAGCAGAAAGAAGAGTCGAGAAGACACCGTTCATGGCCATAGACATCTGTAAGTGATCAACTGTGTACTCTTCTACACCAAGATCGTTTGACATAAACGCATAAGGGACTTCAAAAGCAGCTCCATACGCTAACGTGTTTTTAAACGTACCTTTGGTTGTATGATAAGCAGCTGCTTTAGCCCTTCCTGCAGCCGCATACAAAGAACCCTTTGCTACGTTTGCACCCAAGCCCACCCCAATAAAATTAGCTGGATCTGTGACAAGGCCGACTCCTAAAGACGCTACAAGTTGGGATGCTTGTCGATCCTGACCTCTGGCCATTTCATCATAGTAACTGAGCTTGGCGGATTTTTGGATCCGACGTTGAAAGCTATATGGGTTTTCGTTGCTACGAAACTCTAAGCCGTATTTAGCTGCTGGGCTGGCATCGAACTCTTCTTGAGTAACAGGGGCATATTTGCCCATCTTCATATCCCGTCGCTCGTCATACTGCTTAACCCAATCAGCAGCGGTAACTGTAAAGTTACGCTCTATGGTTGCAAGGGAAGTGGCCTTTAAGCCCTCAACGACTCCGTAATCAGTTGGACTGTAATCCTGTCCTGCTATCTCGGACAAAGTCCTTGTTCTGATTAAGGAGTTTGGGTCTCTTTCTGGTATAATCATTTATTGACTGAGTAGGTTCCACACTCTGTTTTGAGAAGAGGTGGCTGATGTAGTAAAATCACCAATTGTAACATCAAGAGGATTCAAACCGACATCCTCCAAAACAGCTTTACGTATTATTGGGTTGATGACATCTACTGGAACCAAGACTTCTTTATTATCTGAATCTACAATAGATTCGTACCTAAGCAGCCGAGGATTGTAAGCTTCCAAAACATAATATTCCCTTCCTTGTCTAAATGTAGTACCACGAACCTCTGCAATCGGAACTCCGTCACCTTTTGGACCAAAAAGCCCTTCACCTGCGGGATAGTAATTGTTATTACTAAGACCAAGGAATAAAGCTCGCTGATCCATTTCCTCAACACCTTCAGCTTCCATTTGGCTGCGGTAAAGTTCGGGAGTAAAACCCACCTCTCCAACAGGTAAGGTTGTCTTCTCGATTTCTGCTTTCAGATCTCGAAAACCAAAATCCATATCTCCTCGGACTATATCGGTATCAAGAATATTGTAGTGCTTGGTTGCCCACGCAATTACTGCTGCCTGACTGATCTCGGCAACACGCTTTGCCCCTGTCTTACCGCCTAAAGCGGGCACCTCACTGATGGGACTAATAAACATTGATCCTAAAAGACCTCTTCGCTCGTATTTTGGATCAACATTTTCGTTGTAAACTTCGGGGTGTATAAAAGCAGTCTGACCTTCTCTAACTTGACGCAAAGTTCCATAATAAGGTCGAAGATATCTGTCTTCGTGCTGCTGCACTAACTCAAATACCTCATCAGTCGAATGTCCCTGCTTAACATACTTAGCAATTAAACCCTTTAGTTGGTTTTCATAGAAAACTTTTTCCCTGTATCGGGTAGTACCATCAAGTTGCTTAATTCTTTGTACTGAATCAAGCAACTCTACATCCATCACTGCGCCAACATCCTCTTTGGCGTAAAACTCGTCGTATAGATCATTAACTTGATCATTATCTACGTTAGTCACCGCCAAGCGATCAAACTCAAGTAACTGTTCCGTCACTGTCTGTGGATCATCTCCCTCGCGAACAGCTCTTGCTGCAGCCATGAAAAGCATATAAGTTTGATGCTTTCCTTCGGATATACTTGGACTGCCTGCAGCAAACATAGCACCTGCAATTGCCGCCTCCTCGTGACCTCTGTTTTTAACAAGTAGGTTGTACACATCGGAAGCGGCTTGCTCCACACTGTGTCTTTGTTTAAATCTTCCAGAAACTACTTCATCGGTTAATCCAAACCACATCTCAGGAGGTAGTTTGATATTACCTCCAACTTCACCATAAACCCCAGCATCCATACCTTCAGCTGTAAGCTCTGGCAGAATTACTTCCGTGTAGTAAAGACGGGCTTTATCCTGATCTCCCGATGTAATAGCATTTTTAAAATCAGGATACAATGCGCCTAGTGATGCTAGGTCACTTTCCGCCAAACCTCGCTCTACTATGTCTATGCGCGAGTTAATGTAGTTCTGTACTCTCTCGACTGTTTTGTTACTTAAGGTACTATCTTTATCAACAATAACCTGAAAGTCAGCAAAGGATGGTCGGCTATCTGGTCTGCTGAGAATAAATCGCCGAGCCAAAAGATCAACTAAGGAGTCCCTATCCCCCAACAGGTTGCCCTGAGCATCCACTGGGGGTGTAAACATGGACAACACCTCTTCCATTTCTCTAAGGGCATCTCCGTGTTCTTTTACAACGTAAGGGTTTTCTTTTGCATTAATTACCTGTTGCTCCAACTTTTGAGCTGCGCTTCTTGAGTCAGTAGCTGACGTAAGATTCCAAAAAGCATCGTAGGTGTTATTAAGAGTAGTAAATTCTTCCTCTGCTTGTTCTACTAAATAAGTGGGGTCGCTTACTTCAGCATATCTTGTATTATATATGTCCTCTAGATTAAGTAAATGCTCCTCGGTAAAACCATAACTAGACAGAGACTCGTTTACAAACGCATCGCCTATTTCTTTGCGAGCGTTCAACTCATCAGCACTGTTTGCTGTTTTTAGCTGATGCTTTAGTAGAGCAACAGCACTGCTGGCTGCATTTCTTCCAAACGCATTCCGCATATCCCCTGTAAGCTGTGCATCCAGCAGATTATGAAATTCGTCAGAAGGTATTAGCGAGTTGAAAAGAGCAACTGCATCCGCTGACGGAAGCCCAGAAGGGTTGTTGGTAATTGCTCGGATAGTTGTGCTTCTTAGTCCATCAAGATGCCTATTGGTTCGATTTGAAACCAGCCTATTGTTCTCTTGAAGAAGAACCTTGTTGTTAAGCATACCCCACGACTCACCTGCTTTTTGTCGGTAAGGAGCAAGAGCCGATTCGCTTTCAATCAAACCACCTGCGTCTTCACCCAGAAATTTATTAAAATCGGGCTCTTGAAGCTTGCTAAAATTAGCCTTTGCTTGATTTATCTGATCAATGTTTCCTGTTTTAAAGGCGTGATCAAGTTCATTATGCGCACGATCAAGTTCTACGTTGTAGTTTGTATAAGCCTCCCCTGACAGCAACTTCTGTGCTTGCTCTTTCTGTCGCTTTTGTTCCGTAGCTATTTTAAACGCAGCTTGGCCTACTTGACTGAGACCTTGGGCTACATCAGATAAACCACTTCGGTAGTTCGAAGTAGTATCAAAAGCTGAGAAAGGTGCTTTTTGCTGAGGAGCAGTTTGGGTATTTAATTGAATGGCCATATATCACTCTTTCGGTTTCTATGCCGAGGGCTAGCCCTTGGCTGCCGAGGGCTGGCCCTTGGCTGCCGAGGGCTTCATTTCACTGCCCATATAAGCTGCTTGTCCGATCCCACCAATCAAAGAACCATAAGCACCAAGTCTGGTGTTTGATGCTTGATTGCGGAGCTGTGTAGCTTGGTTGGCAGAAGAAGCTAGTGTTAGTTCACGCTGAGCAAGACCCTGATCCCATGCTAGGTTACGTTTACGCCCAGCCTCTCCTGATTGCAAATTGTATTGGTAACTTGATTCGGATGCGTCAAAGTCAAAACTAGCAAGGCGATTATTCGCTTCCATCTCATAGGATCTAAAGGTATCTTCGAATGTCCCATAAGATGATGTCATCTGTATACGCTCTTTGGCCAACTCAGCATTAAGTTGTTTAGAAAGAGCAGTCCGTTTTTTCTGGTTAGCTTCCATATCTCGGTATTTATTGGCTTCTGCAGCTGACTGATTAAAAGCCTCCTGATCCGCAGCAGCACGAGCGTTGTTAACGTCGATCTGTGCGTTATACACCCCCTGCGCCTCAGCAGCCTCCGCAGCATACTCCTGCGCTTTGGCGGAATTCATCGCGGATCTATAACTTATAAGCGAGCTAGCTATTATTGAGATTACTGCTACTTCCATATCAATTTAAATCAGTTTTGGTGGTTATCGAGGCGACTGTCAAGGGGTATGGCTCACTGTGCTTAATTGTTGGTACATTGTCGGCACCAAATGTAGAGCCTGTCACTGGTCTTTCTTTATCAAAACCAGTGAAACCTTTACCGTTTCCGTAAGTTGTGGATGTTCGGATTGTCTCAAACCTATCCTTTATACCCAACATGAAGCTCCATGTGTTAATCAGGAAAAGCTTTATCGAGATAATACGAGCCGTTTCCGAAGAATACGCTGGTTTGTTGGTTGCGTCCCATGTCGGGAACATCATCTGTAGTTCCCCTGTATAGCGTAGGCCCACAACCACCCGCTCGGCCTGTGCGGATATTGGAACTGTTCCGTCGGATGTTGCTGACTCACCTATATATACACCATCTTCGACAACAGAAACAGTTTCTCCAGCTCCAAAGCGTGCGCTTATATCGTTATTAATTAAACCGTTTTCTGGTTTTACCAACTCAATGTAGCTATCCAGCATTGGATAGCTCTCCGTCAGCTGCACAGGATCTGTTTCAGCTAACGCTTCTGTATAAATAGTACCACCACGTCGAACAACAATCCACAACTGATCCAAATCAGTAGCAGATCCTTTGTGCATTACAGACATATCCATTACTTTTACATTTGAACCAAGATCCTGCTCAGACCACGCATAGAACTCCTCCTGTCTGTGATAAGACAAGCAGTACAACTTACCTGATACGGTGCGAACCCAGATTCTTGGTTGGGGTGTGTGCTGATACGCAATTTGAGCGATAGTGTCAGTTAAAAATATCGGGTATATCAGCTTAGACACATCGTTAGATGATGCGCTATTCAGGGTTGTGTCGTGTTTATACTCCATCAGCCTTGTTCCTGACTGATCTGGATAAAACACAGAGCTGCCCACTGTTTCTGCCTGTATCTCACAGGGTTCCTCTTCCGTAAGCTCCATACGAATTGTTTTCGGGCTAATACCGTATTGGTATTGATTCGGAACGATTCGGTATATACCACCAGTTGTTCCGACAACCAAATCCTTAGCTGCGTTGATCCAACGAATAGATGCATTACGATTAGCCAGTGCATATGTTATAGCATCTGTATCCAACACTTCACCGTCGTCCTGCGTTGGCTGAAAACTTTGCTCCTCTCCAACTCTACTAAAGTAAATATAATTGGCGTTTTGATAAGTACCTCCAAAGATACGACGTTGTTCAAATTTAGCTACGGTTCTGGGATAATTACCACCATACCACGCACCAAGTTTTACATCTTCAAACAAACCTCCGTTTTCAAAAGCAAGTGTTCGTTTGTCACGAGGAGCTGAGTTAAGCAGTTCAACTACTACTTGCTGGGCACTGGTGAAGCGAACTACTTTCATGTAGACGCTGCCCGACTGCATACGACCAAGTATATGTCGGCCTATGTCCTCTGGAAGGAAAGTGGTTTCTGTAACATTAAGGTTAGCGTCATTTGCAATCTCAGTGGCTGTAAAACTGCTGGAAGTGGCAGGAACTATCAGATTACCCGCTGTATTTGAAGATGAATACTCTTCAACTTTCGGGATACCGTCTGCCGAATTATAACACTTCACACAGTCAAATTGTTTTTGGGTGGATAAGTTCCCAATCACATAGCTTGCACTTACGGCGGGTGGGTTTGTGTCGTTGTGTGGGTTGGTTGCCGATAATTTATTAACAAAGGTATACGTCCTGTTTCCATCGGCTTGCAAAACGGCGTTGACTATCTTAATAGCCCCCTGAGTGTCAGGGCCAGCCATATACAAGGTGCCACTGGTAAAGCCGTCGTATATTCTATAAACACTCCCGCTTTTGTACACACTGTTATCGTAGGTTCCTCTGTAAAACTCAACAGGGTGGTCTTCGGCTCCAAGATGCTCTTTGATCTTAACCCATCGAACCAGATCACGATTCTCACCAACAACTACATTGTTATTTCGTCTATCACTACCCACACGAACCCACGAGTCGGTAAACCCCGAACTGAACACTGTAGTGTCGGAGCGCAGATGTATTTCATCTTCACCAACCCCATCCAACTCAAGAGCCTTACTTACTGATGGCTGTGTTGCCTCATCTACCTCATCGCTGTCTAAAAGATAGAGTTGTGCTGCATTATCTTCAATATCCAATACGGAAACAACTGGCTCCACATACACGGTTGTGTTTGTAGGGTTGTCGAGAGTGTAATTAGTCGTGTAAGTCGAGTCTACTACCTTACCTAAATATTTATTAGACCCAATAGTGTAATCCACATACCAGTCTCTAGTTGGATTGTTGACTACAGCTGAAAACGAATTGACACTCGACTCCAATTTAACGTATCGCTCATTTTGTGAAATAGTGAACTTTTTACCTGAGGCTTCTTTTTCAAGGAAAGGCTCTACATCAAATGACAAATCCTCCAGCGTCCACTGGTCGTCTCCCTGCACTTCGACGTTAGTTTGCAGTGTAACTCCGCCGTCGTCCTCAAGGGTATAGCCGTCACTGGACACAAGTGTTGCTGTTACATATGATAAGTCAGCTGAAAGTTTTCTTGGTCTATGAAGACCATGAGCTATATAAAGCTCTCCTGTTTCTGAACTAAACCGAATATCTTTGATATCAGTAGCAGAGTAAGTAGTGGCTACTGTATCCTTGAGTACACTGTCTTTGTCAAATATCTCTACTTGCTGAGGGGTGAATACTACTCTATAAGGCTCATCTGTTGATAAGACAACATCAATAGACGCAACAGCATCTCCAGTATAGTTCTCTGTTCTGTACCACTTAAACCCTGTCCTAAAGATAGCAGGGCCTTGTAGCGATGGAAAGAAGTTTCTAAACTTGCGCCCCGAATTAGCTATGCGCTTAATATCAGTACGTCCCAGAACATAATCACTGATTAAACCACCTGAGAAGTCTGTTTGGACATTACTATACCGAGCCATACCCTTGATGTGCGCTTATAAACTGAGAGTTACTGTCGCTGATATAAGTCTGCGCTGGTCCCTGACGGCCTTCTAGTGTGCGTGCTCTTCGAAGAGCCATAATATACTGTTTGTGGAGTATCTCATGTCGGTTTTCAGAACCAGACAACTCGATTGCCACATTTTGTGCTATATGGAGAGTTAGCAGTCGAACAAGGAAAGCTGGTAGTCCTTGTGCGGACATCTCTAGATCAGGAACATACGTGTATGTGATATTTAGGGATGGTTCGCTTGCATACAACTTGCCGTTCGCAAATCGGAAATCGGGAACAAGGTTGTCTTCTGCAGTCTCTATGTATAAAAATAAATTAAAATCGGTAGGTAGTGTATACTCGTATCCAAAGTTTTTAAACTCTGTTGATTCGACACCAGTCAACCCTGACCGCTTCGTGTTGTAATTAAAAATATTGTCGCCGAACAACTCAGTGACGGCCTGTAAGTAAGCACGATTAGTTATTTCGTAAGTACTGCTCGGCACGGCATCGTCATCAGCATAGTCCTCCATGTGATAGCTGCCAACCATACGCAAGGCAGCGTTCATTATCTTTAACTTAGATGCTTCTATAGCCATAGAGGAGAAGTAGCCTCCCCCGTCAATTCAGGGGAGGCTACGGTTTAGATTAAGCCTCTAGGCAGCGGATTTCGCCAGTAACCTCACCCCACATACGAGATGCTTCAGAGCAGAGCTTGAAGTACACGTAAGGGATGTTCTTCTTGGCTGGAACACGCCACACATCGCCCTTAAGGGATGTGCCGATAGACATCTTAAGTGCCTTTGGAGTTGCAACGATAACACGACGCTCGTCGTTGTTAGCACCGTCGTTGTTAAGACCAAGACGCTCGGTTTGGATGAAACGGAAGCCCATGAACGTAGTGACCGCACCTTCTGCAAGGGACTTGCGAACAGCGTAGTCAGAGTTGATGATCTCCTCGATTCCAAGAAGGTCGTTGAACTGAGTCGAAGTAAGGAAGCAGTTAACGACGTCATCCTGACCAATAGCTTCAAGACGAAGCATTGTGCGACGAGCAGCCTTCAACTTCTCAAGGGTAAGACCAAGAGGAGCAGCACCGCCAGTTGGGGTACCGTCATAGTTAGCACCGATGGAGAAACCTTCAGTGTTACCAGCAACGATATCAACACCATTCTTTGCAGTAGCTGCATCGTAGGTGTCGATGATTGGGTTAGCCTCGTTCTTGCTCAGATTACCAATAGTGATGTTGGTGTCACGAGTAGAGGAATCGGCACGGGAGAAAGTAACGGTTGTGCCACCGCTACGACCTGTGTACGCTTCTCCGAATATTCGGTCGATGATGATATCGTCGATCTTACGCTTACCTGATGCAAGAAGTGCTTGTGTGTAAGCATTCATTGGATCTGTAAGCACGCGCTTAAGATCTTTCTCGTCGATGTACTTGCCGAGCTCGTAGTCCTTAAGACCGATGCGACGACGATCGTGAGAGATATCACTGTTAGGGTTATCGCCATAACGAGTAGCGTCTTCGGTCATTTCTTCGGCGACGCCGATACGATCAAAGTATTGGAACTCTTCGTTTTGGGATTCTTGTTCAAAATACGGTTGAAGCTTAGATTCAGTTTGCTGGAATGCTTGTTCGAAACCAGCTTTGAACGATTCAACGTATGCGGTGTTCAGAGCAGCGGCGTTGCTGATTGCAGCAGCACCTGAGCCGTTGTCTGACATGTAGGATGGATCTGAATATGCCATAATATAATATAAGTTAAGTTAAATAGAAGTTTGCTTTTCGATGAGCTACCCTTTCGGACTCTTCTAGTTATACGTAACCAACGGCCTTCTAAAGCTGATACTAGGACCTAAAAAAAGGCTACCCCAGTAATAGCTGGGATAGCCTTGTTTAAAGGAGATGTCAAGTCTATTTTAATCAGATGGGTACAAATTAGAGTATAACTTCGCCCGTTGATCCAATATTTGCTGTCGTTTTGTACGATCCGCCATGTTAAGAGAGGCTGGATCCGACATAATTAATTCCGCATGACTGGAATCCAATTCCTGAATTGCGCTCTTAATGCCATGAATGTTTTCAGCAGCAAACCCAGATGTGGGGTTGTTTTCCGCAAGAGGCAGTGCATCGCCAGATACCTCTGCGATTCTGTGAAAAACCTTAAGCACGGCTGGGTGGTTTGCCACAACAGGGTCTGAGTCGATCAACTCTCTAAGTTCGGGAATCTCGGAAGCAAGTGCTTCGTACGCCTGATTGGCTTCGGCTAGGTTTGACTCATACTTTTCTCCCCACTCTCCTTGAATGGATTGTCGGTGGTTCGCAACTAGATCCTGTGTTTCGGCGGACATACGGTCTTGTCCATCAACGGCCATCTGAGCATAACGCTCGTATAGTATGTCGAATTGTTTTTGACTAAGACCCATCTCTGCGGAAAAATCCACAAGTTCCTGAATCGTCTCATCTGCGAAGTCAGGGGTGGATTCTGCACCTTCAAAAGAGAGCTCATCTGAGACTGAGTATTCACCGTTTTCGGGTCGAATCTGATTGTAGAAATCCTCCCACTGCTCGTCTCCCCAGTCTTCTTGGGGAGCCTGTAGTCGTTTATTACCCAATGCACTCTGCGCATTAACAAGTTGATCAGCTAATGCATGAATCGACTTGGTGTTTCTCAGGGTGTCGTGTGCCTGAAGCTCTTCTGGCAGTGACTCGTAGAACTGTCCGTATGCGTCCTCTGATGAGAAATCAAATTGGCTGGGCGAAGTTGATGGTTCGGAGGCTTCCTGATCGACGCTTCCGCCTCCCAGACCTCCTGTTGGTTCTGTATCTTCTGACATATTATTTATTCTCCATCTCTATCTTGTTAATAAGTTCTTGTGGATCGTCTTGACCCAGTAGAGTGAGAAAGCTCATAGCCAAACGTCTTCGTCCTTCACATTCACGAAGCTTGGCTTCGTCCGAATGAAACACGGGCTTGGTTACGTGACATTCACGCAAGAGTACTTTGAAGAACCGCTTACCGTGCGGTGTCTCCAATATATTAGTTAAATCTTCTTTAAGCTTCGCTTTCTCGCGGAGCTTACTTAAGGAATCTAGGACTTTCATGTTATATGTTCAACAACTGACCCACGCCTTCTGGATCAATCTGCTTGGCCTGAGCGATATCTTTCATCGCCCCTCCGATTTGTGGAGCAGCCTCTACAGCGTCTCTTTGTTGTTGTTGTTGTTGGGATGCCTGTGCTATCTTAGCTAGTTCTTCTTCGGTCTTTATGATATCTGGTGTGATGTTCCGATACTGTGCGTAACTGGCCAACAGCCGCTGCTCGTTAACGGCACCCATCACTTCAGGTTTAACCTGAGCCAAAGGTGCAATGTCTCGCATAAAGGCACTAATATCTGAAAGTCGAGTAGCAAACTGAGACTGAGACGCTGGGCTGGAGTAGGATACCTCAAGTGACGCACCAGACAGGCTTGCTGGTTTTTCTGGTAACCTACCAGCACGATCAAGAAGCTCAAATGTTGCTTCAATGGCGGGTCCCAGATATTCCGCTTCCATGCGATTAAGAAGCGGAGCCAACTGGTTGAGCATCTGTCCGCGTACATCTTGGATCTCTGTAACACTCTGGCGTTCCTTCTTTTCCTGACGGATAATCTGATCGACAAAGAACGAACGGTTGACAGAGTCACGATACATGCGGATCATCTCCATCACATACTGTGGCTGGTTACCTGCCATGATTGGCGACGGCTTCTCACTGCCAGCCTCATGAAACATAATCTGACGAGAACCGTATTTCATAGGAAGCATGATGCTGTCCTCTTCGGCTGTCAGCGTTGGGAAGTTCAGATACTCGGCAGATGTCAGTGCTTCCTTAACCATCTTGTTAAGCGCACGAATCTGCGACAAACATGAGAAAGCGGGACCCCGTCCGTAGACTTCATCCGCCAACTTAGACCAACGAGGCACCAAGAATGTAAAGTAGCTGGATCCACTTTCCTGAAGTGGCTCCTTCAAAGCAGGGCACCAATAAGTTACCTTATAAGGTCGACCCTTGCCGACACGACTCCCTTTCTTAGCAGCCTTATCAGTGTTGGGCTCAATCGTATAAACAAGCTCGTACTTGTTGTGTACCGAGCTATCTTTGTTGAAGCCATCCATATCCTCAACAGCTGGGAACGATTGCATCAACTGACGAGCAGTTTTGTAACACCGATAATAAACGGTATCTACGGTGCCGTGCTGATCTGTGTCAAAAAACACATCCGCCAGCGGTCGAGAACGAAAGTTAACAACGCCGTTAACTTCCGAGATCTGAACAGGAGACGTTCCATAAGCACCAATATCCAAGAAACACTCGTGACTTGAGCTATAGAACTGAGATTGCGGCAGAGCGAACTCATGTAGGATCCGATCAGCTACCTTCTGCAGATACGCAAGTTCCTCTGAAGAGACATCATTTTGCGCTCGATTGACAATTCGAAGATAGAACCAACGATCAGACTTTGGAATCAGGTTAGAGCTGAGTCCGTTTGCAAACATCTGATTACACCAGACAGCTGTATCATCGTAAAGCTCCCGTGAATCATCCTCCTGCATAGGAGTATGTCCGTGATCGAACTTGTTTGAGTTCGGCCGAACATATCTCTGGGCATCATAGAACATACTGTCAAGGTTTGACCTTAACAGCTTAAGCTCCTCATAGCGTTGCTTGAGTCTAACCATACAAGCCTGAACCACCACCAAGGGTAGCGCGACCTTGAGTTCGCTTTCTTTGCGAAGTCTTTTGTCGGGGACGAGCAGCCTGCGAACCAAACAGGCCAGCAGATGTTACGCGGGCAGATGGAGCGGCTGCCTGTTTAACTGGCATCCGCGCCATCGGTGCTGGAGGAGGAGGAGGAGCAGGGGGTGGTGGGGGAGGAGGTGGTTTGCTTGGTGATGAGCCCATATTTTGATATACGTTTTAAAGTGTTCCACTCAAAAAATTTTTCTGAGTTGGGTTTGTGCATTCTGTGGTAACGAGTAAACGATACTCTGTCAAGGGGAAAAGGTGCAAGTTCAAAGAAGATGGAAACACTCTTGGATGGGTCGCGGCTAGCGGCATAGGCGATCCTCCAGTAACGACCAACCTCATCCTCAAGTACCTCTGCCATGAGAATGTAGGTGGGGGTGCCCCAATAGTAACGCTCCTCACCGTGTGGGCAGTTCAGGTAGTAATCCTGAAGCTGAATGAAATCAGCGTTTTGTGTGTGATACAAAACCACCGCCTCATCCAATAAGGATAGGCGGTAGTCCTCACCAACGGATACCTGCGACTTGATACTCATGCTTTGGTTTCTTTTTATCCAGTTTTGGTTGCTTTAGACCAACCGCTAATGTTCTGAAAGCGTCTGCTCCGTGTGAGTTGGAATCATGGACGGGCGTTTTTCTGAAAACTGCGCGAGAGCTATCAAATTCTTTATGGTAGCCCTTCAGTGCCTCAATGCCTGCGTAGCACGCTGTCTTTGAGAACCAACACTTCGGTAGAATGTTTCGGACGGCTTCGATGCCGTCAATGATAGACAGCTTCTTGACTGGAGTAAACTTCAAGCCAAGTCCTCTGGCTGTCTCTAAGCGAGACTTGCCTGTACCAAGCTCTCGCACCTTGATGTCGTGTGGGGCATAGTGCTTCCCATACGTCACATCCTTCTGGGCAGACCACCTGTGCAGTTCTCGTGCATAGTGGGGCAGCCCCTCCCCGCTGTTCTCGTAGTAGTTCACTATCCGTAACTCATTGCGAAACTGCTGGAAAAACCAAATGGTTGTCGCGTCGTCCATCCCCAAGTCCCACGCAGTGTGGACAGGGAGCAGGGGGTCGACCGCGATGCTGTCTACAACTCTCTTCTCCCTGTAAGCCTTGTTGATCTGCGATCCGTAGTAAGCTCCCTCCACTGGAGTCTTAAACGAGCACATATATTCCGATTGGAAGCGAGCTTCGTTGTTCAGCTCGTTACGAGCTTTACGAAGTTCGTCGGGTGCAATCGCCTTTGTGTCCTTGACCGACAGGTGGCTGCTGTACCACGCTTTGTCGGCCTGAGCTTTTAACAGCATCTTGTAGAAGTGGTTCTCACCACGAGGCGTTCCGTTGAACAACGCCCACCCTCCGTTTTCTGCAAGGATGGGGTTAATCAACTGCCACGCTGAAGGATCGGAGATACTATATTCCGAGAATACCACTCCGACGGGATTCGCACCAACCATTTTATCGGGGTCGTCAGATCCCATGAGCTGGATGATTGATCCATTCTTAAGGTGGATACGCATCTCCTGCTCACTCTTCTTCTCGACCAATTCCCTTGGGAAGTAGTCGATAAATTTCTTGCCCTCGCCAGTCATGCCGTTCCATACGATTCGGCGTGCCTGATTGCCGTAGGGCAACACATACCAGTAAGTGCCAACACGCTGCAATGCCTTGATCGCAACAATATTCACACAGGTTAGATCCTTACCAGCACGACGGTGCCAAGCAACAACCGCTCTCAGGCTGCGCTTCTTCTGGGACATATACTTCAGTAATGGAAGCTGGTAAGGTCTTGGCTCCCATCCCTGAGCTGGGACGCTAATATTCATCTAGATAATCGTCAAAGTCGTCGTCATCACTCAGCTCGCTCCACTCCCAGTCATCGTCCATACTACCACTGTCGCTGATGAAATTCTCGTGATACTTTGTTGCGGAGCTAAGCAGACCAGATGCGGCGTAGGGATCGCTGAAGCGAACGTCATATGCCAAGGGAGTATCGTCATCCGACGCTATGACCACATAGTGACGGAAGTGTTCTCCCAGTATGGCGATTGCTTTCTCTATTGGCTCAAGACTCACTTCTCTCCTCCTCGCTTAGAAATTCATCATAATCTTCGCCGATGTCAACGATTTCTGCGTCAACTGAATCTGCTAAGTCAGCTTTGGACACCTTACTGTAGTCCACAGACAATATCTTCATCTCACCCGTAATGTTCTGCTGGACGTCTACGCTCTTAAGTTTCGGCTGGGTGTAACTGGCTAGTTCCTTCCAGATAGATATTTTCTCCTTTAGGGGAACTTCTGTGTTATTGGTATAGCTCATCAGTTCCTCGATAGGATTGATGCCTTTGTCCGCAAACATGGCAAGCAAAGCCTTCCGTTGCTGGGCAGGGGTAGGAGCTTGGCTCATCATATCCAGGAACTGTTGCTTGATTGAGAGCTCATTCTCAACCTTAGCAAGATCTTTCTTAGCTACTATCATGTCTTCTTCTGCCTTCATGCGTTTACGGTGACACCGTGTTCTTTTTGCATTTTGCTGCTTAACAACCTGCTTTGGTTTCTTACCTGCAGCATAAGTTCTACCATCTGGTTTCTTGGTTGGCATGTAACAAGGTAAAACAAGTAGTGAACAAAATGTCAAGCGTGTCACACTTATCACACCTGTATCACACTTTTTTTGGGGGGGTGTGATTAACTTTATTATATAGTTATTAAGCACTTATGGAATCTGTCACACAAATCACACTTTTTTTGGGGGTCTGTTACAAGTAAACGTTAGGGGGTTAGAAAAAGTGTGATTTGTGTGACAGATTACGTAAGTCGTTGATAAAGGTACCATTTAATAAGTCACACTTAGCTCAAAAAAGTGTGATGCAAGTGTGATAAGTGTGACAGATTTAGCAGTAATTGCCAATTCCACTGAACACTTGTGCACTAAATCACCCGAAATCCCAAAAATTGAAAATTGGATTTGCAGGTAGGGACTCCTTGTTTCGTCACCGATTCGTTTCCCCCAGTGGGGGCCTAAGTTTCCTGTGTCGATTAGGAGTCGTCGGCTTGCTAATGCAACGCAGCTCCTTCGGACCCTCGGAACTTCGAACGTTGACCTTCTCTTCATGCGCCTCCAGACCCCACAGCCCACGAAGCGGGCAACAGTGACGCGCTAAACCCTTGGCTATCAGAACTTTGTCTCCGCTTCTGGCTCACGCCCACCCGAACGCGACAAACAAGGCGGCCTATCTATACATTCCACAATCGCAACACCTTACTCCACAAGCATTTGCACTAACCAAACCTCCCCCAAACACCATACAGCATGGGGACTTCTCAGCCCCCCTACCGTTTAGGCTAAGCGGCTCATCGACGTAGGTGCCCAAGCCCTTCTCGCAAAGCACTAATGCCGTCTGTCACGGACGTCCCCCTCTTCGCTTGAGGCCCGTGACGTGCCATGTCATCAGTCACCAGACTCCGTTCTCACGGCGGTTGGGTATTCCTAGTCAGCCTTTGCGCCGCAGCCGACAACGTCTCCTTGACATTGGATCCATGTCACTTTGACTTCGGATTTTGAAGCTTTTTTCCCATCGAATGTATTATAGTTTTCGTGATCGGAATTGCTCTAAAGAATCTGTAAAGGTAGTATTCGCACCCCGCAAGTATCGGAACCTGTGGGCGTCCACAACCCATGTCCATTTATCTTAAGCGGGTCGACGTGCATCGGATTCCGATGCAATTTTAGCGAATCTCCACCTTGACAGATTCTTTCGGGACGAGCAATTCCGCTCACGAAACCTATAATACATATGAAAAAAGCTACAAAATCCGAAGTCCAAGTAACCCAATATCAAGGAGACGTTGTCGCCTGCGGCGCAAAGTCCACAGAGGGTGAATACCCAACCACCGTGAGAACGGAGTCTGGTGAGTATATGAAAGTATGGCACGACACGGCCCTCAAGCGGGGGACGTCCATAACAGTCGACAAAGTCATTTGGGAGAATGGCTGGGTGGACACCTACATCGTGACCTGCTAAGCCTAAACGGTAGGGGGGCTGAGAAGTCCCCCTGCTTTCTGGTGTTAATCAAATCCAAAAACCAAACCCACAATATATACTATGCAAAACGCAACATACATCCTAACAGTAGAGTTCTCAGATGATCCCCACAACGAAGTAGAAGAAGAGTTCACCTCCCGTAATAAAGCAATAAAGAGATATGATGAAGTATCTTGGGAAAACAATGCTGAGTTATATGAGCATTCTGGATCCTTTAGTACTGTAATCAGAAGCACAATCTAACCACAACCTATACTAATCATGAATCAAGTACTACTAGCTTACCTAATCTTCGGACCAATCGTCACAGTCTATCTAGGATTGTTTATCTACATGTATATAAAACTAAACAAATAACATTATGGTAACTGAAAAAATAACACCACTAAAAGTAATGCAATCAGCAGCTGGATACTACGTAGGTAGAGAATACTACGACGAGGAGATAGGCTGCTGGTTACCGTATTCACGTAACAGTGAGTATTTCGCAACGGAAAAGGAATCTGAAGATTGTCTTCGGTATCTAGGGTAACCCACAAGATATACTAACAATGAACACAAACCAAAAACAAATAAGAGAGATGTTGATATGTTCAATGTCTCACCAACCCACAACCAAAACACATATGCTACTCAAACTACTAACTGCTCTGTTTATATGTATGCTAGTACCAGTATACATTTTCTCAACTTTATACGCTCTTACGAAATATAAGGTGAAGATGTATCGTTTGAATATGAAGGTTGCTAA